CGAAAAAAGTCCACCCCAAACCCAACATTGACTGTTAGTTTCTCTCCTGATGGGGCTATTACTGTTCTTGTTAAATCTAATTTAGGTTCATTTTCATCCATGAACTTTCTAATGTATTTTGAATCTGCGATTGGCATTTGGTCAATAAATTTAGAAATTTCAGACCTGTCTTGAACTCCATTTATTTCTATGATTTGTTTGTTCAATCTCCATGTTACTTTCGGTGCCACTCTACCTTGTGGATAGGACTCACCCATTTTTTGGACTTCCATAATTTCACCATAAGTCATGGGTTTTAATTTAACCGTTGCTTGAGATTTTGGTAACGTAGTAACAAATGTCCCATCTTCTAATGGTAGTTGGCCCTTTATAACATTCAACTCGTCTAATCTAACTGTTCCCGTAAATGGTTTTTTTGTAATTGGGTCTGACAAACTTAATTCCATTTCAGGACCGAATGCGGTATTTCTAAGAAAAATTAAAATAGATTCAACATCTCCTTCCAACAAATCTTCGATACGTACATCGGGTTCATATATTTTCGATCTCAATAAATTTTGAGTCATGTCATTTCCACCACCCATCAAAATGTTTTCATCGTTAGCGGTTAGATATCCAACTTTGATTGATTTTTTCTTATTCTTGTAAAAGACACCTTGTGAAGGTAAAGGTACAACATCGTGTGGTAACGAAAAGTTTGCTTGACCGTAATCTCTTGATTGATTTTCCATATAAAAATTTAACCGTAAAGTTTATTGCTTTACGGTTAAATATAAAAGTGTTTTATTTTTAATAAATAGTATCTTGATAAATTAGTAGACTAACACACATCTGTCCATTCTCAAACTAGCAGTAATTTCTGCTAATCCGTCTGTGCTATATCCTAATGAACCAAAGTTAACATCTGTTAAGAATGTTCCATAAAGAATCCACTTTTCCACAACAACTCCGGTTGGGTCTAACATTTCGAGGTCGATGTCTTTCTTATAACCTGCAGCATATCCCATACGACCTGTTACAGATTCAGCGTGTAAACGAACCCACTCCATAAGAGCCTGTGCCGCTGATGGACCAATTGGGTCTCTAAATTTCACACTAATCGGATCCCAATTGAATCGTCCCGCAACGAATGTTGATGTATTTAGGAATTGGATTTCTGTAGATCCTATTTTAATTGATGGTCTTGCTGCGGATTCAACAAACCACTCATTTATACCAAGTGATGATGGAAACCTTAAGATAAAACGATTCTGTCGTTTTGGTTCGTAAGGAATCGGCATTTTCATTAATAAATCAGCCATGTGTTTTTAATTTTTTTTGTTTCTGTTATTTTATAGATAAATATATCCGTACTCAAAAATTTTTCTATTTACTTTTTTTTTGAGATCCGTATTCTTAATTTACTTCTTTCTTATAGCCTCCAGCAGTAGAATAAGTTTTAACAATATTATCTGGTTTATTTTTGAAATGCTTTTGCATTACTTCTATATTTTTTGGATCATCGTCACTAAATCCTATTGATAATTTTTCTGGATTAAATTTATTAGCAATATCCTTTTTTAAGAATGCTTTTTTATTAAGTACTGCTGCCATTCCTTTAATATAACTAACAAAATCTTCCATCGCTTCGACTTTGGCTTCTTCAGGATTAACAGCCCCTTTGTCGTCTCCAAAAGATACCGGATGATACTTATTAAGTTCTAAATAAGATTTGATAAGTTCCTCATCCGTCATTTCATCTTCACCCACAAAAGACCTATATTTTTTTAGATTTTTTATTAACTCATCTTTATCTATCCCGTTGAAACCTTCTATAATATAGTTATAAATTGCTTCTTTTATAGTGTTTGGATTATGACCTCTCGCAGTTATTATCGCAAATATTGAACCATTATTTATTGCTTCTCTAAAATCATCGAACGCCGGTCCTTTTTTTGCCCTTAAAGAGTCCACCAAAAAATCTTTGTCTCCCTCAGTTCTAAAATTTTTAAATGGTGAGTCGGCATACCCTACAATAGTATTACCTTTATATGAGAATGGTTCGTTACCAATCTTGTGTCTGAACTCGGCAAAATCATCAGTAGACATGCCAATCTCATTACCATCTTCATCTTTGACCAAAATTTTTGTTGGCATATGAACTATATTATCGTCCCAATCGAACGCATAATACTTTAGGTCCGGTGCCCCTTCACTTTTGAATCCTTCTGTAAACTCTTTTCTCATTTGGCTAAAGGGGGGATATTATCCCCCCATAATTTGTTATTAGATATTTTCGAACGAAGCTCCTGTTGGAGTGATGAAGAATTCGATATCGATGAATTCTAATGCCTTCGTTGGTTTTAAGTATATCTTACCTGTTAATGTATTTCTATCTAAGTCTTCAGGTGTAGAAGAAACTGTTACTCTGAAGTCATAAAGACCTCTATCTCTTCTAATTGAATCTAAGATAGGGTTAACACTATCTAAGAATTGTTGTCTAACGATTTGGTCGTTTTGTTCGAACAACAATCTTACCGCTACTGCTGAAATTAACTTTCTTGCTTGAAGTAACAATCTTCTTACGTTCAATCTGTTAAGTGCGGTGTCAGCAACTTGTAAAGTTTTGTTACCCCAAATTACTGTTCCCACATCAGAGAAAGTTGCGATAGGGTTAATTCTACCTTGATAAAGTGTGTCTCTATCTTCTTGAGTCAACTTAACTCTCGCCTTGATTGAATTTACAAGACCTCTTGTGTAACCCGCTGATGCGAACCAAGGGAATGCGATGTTATCTGTCAATGCTAAGTTTCTACAAACTTCACCTGTTGCAGGTAAGTAAATTTGTGTATTATTAACAGTATCTCTTGTAAGAATCCAAGGATAGTAAGTTGCTGTGTAGTTAGAATCAATTCCTGTGTTATCCAAGTTATCAACTGCTTCTTGAGAGTAAATGATATCTAAAGGATTAGTTGCATCAGGAGTATACATGTTATAGTCAGGAGTAGTCGCAATATAAACTGAATCTGCTCTTGAGAATTGTACCATGTCGATAGTCTCTTCTACAAGGTTAGAGTTGTTTACATAATCGATACTTGATGTTGCAAATACGTTGATATTAGTTGATTCAGGATTTGCAAATGTCAAAATACCAAGTAAGTAAGCGTAGTAGTCAGTGTTTGCAAAATCTTGAGTATTGTTTTGAACTACAATTCTTTTGAATAGACCGTCTCCAGTTGCATTTGGATATCTTGTTGAAGGGGATGCTCCCGCTAAGTACCCATCTGCGCCTAACACGAATCTATCTTGATTTGTTCTAAACTCTCTATAGATATCCCATCCATCAAATCCACCAGCGAAACATACTGTATATTTTCTTGAGTAAATAAAGTAGTATGGGTTTTCTTGAGTTTCAGGGTCTCTTGTAAAGTCAGCAACACCACACTCAAAAGCAGTTTGACCACTTGTCAAGGATGAGTTTGAGATTGTAACAACAGTAGCACCTGAGTCCATGTGGAAACCTTTACTTAAGTAGTTCCAAGCAGAACCATCAACAGGTAATGGGGACTGAATCCAGTTTGTTGGATTCTGTGCACCTTTATATTGTAAGAATGAATCATCAACTCCAAATTGACTTGAGAAACCTAAGTAACTTCTTCTTACAATGTCTCCTGAAGATTCAACAACGTCAGTTGGAGCTCCGAAAGGAGGATTGTAAACAACTTCACCAGGGAAATAATATTTTGTTTTGAAAATTGGAACTGGTGAAGGGTTTGTTACAGATTCGTATTCTCTTTGAGTATATCCATAGAAACCACAAGGTATTGCGTCCACAGGTGCTTCGTCCGCCATTTCAATCATTATGTATCTTGAAATCAATGCGTACTCTCCATCTGTAGAACCTATTTTCTTAGCAACAAAGTTGTTAGACAATGGGTCCATGTTACAATTAGTAAATTTCTCAATAACAACAGGATTTGCATCGGTGTCAAAGAAATTTCTAACCAACACGTCAAATGTCATATTATTAAAAGATAAATTAGTAATTGAAACTTTTACCTCGGTGTTCGCCGCGTTACCATCCGAAATTGAAACAAACTTGAATAAGTTATAAACTTTATTACCTCTTAATTCAGAAACTAAAAATGGTGTACTTGGTGCTTTGTATTGTGTTACATTATAAGCAATTGATGTTGGGTCTTCAGTTCTTGCATCTGGTAGAGCGATTAAATTACAATTTAATCCACGTATATATCCTTGATTGTAAGCGTATGTCAAAGTACTTGGATAAATTTCTTCAACATAAACAGGAACTTCATTTCTTGATTTACCGAAGTTATCAACACCTAATACCTTAGTAATATATTTCGAAGATGATGCAGACATTGAAGTTTCAAAAGAGAAATTGTCACCGTCTTTAGTTACACCTGAAATTAAGAATGATTCAAAAGGTGATTGTGTCACTCCTGAATATTGTTCAGTACAAACTAACTGTAAATCAGTTAATCCACTCACTTCATATATTGGGCCGTGGTTATCACTTGCAGCACTATTAGTAAATAATGAGATACCTCTTGAACGTAAAGTTGCAACAACCATGTTGTTGTAATCCGAATAAGCAGTCCCTGAATAGGTGTATGTTTTACCTGTAATAGTACCAGTAAATGTTGATGACGCTCCCGAAGTTAATGAACTAACATTATAGAAGAAAGAATATCCTGAATATGCATTTCCTGATGTAATATCAAAGTTAGCATAATACCAAGGGTCGTTCGAGTCTGCCGACAAGTCGTTAGTAGCGATGTTTACTGTATCACAATCATATTCATTAATCACATTCGAATATGTCGCAGTCAAATCATAATAGTCACTTTCAGGTAAAACACCATAAACCACTGCAGTGTTTGCGGATAGTGAAGGTGTATCCATAATGTTGTCTAAGTTACTTGTAAAATCCAATCCCAAAGTCGATGTACTACCATCCGATAGTCTATATTGTGTATTCAAATTTGCAAGAACTTGTGGTGGTAATGCTCCACCTGTAAATGTTACAGTATTCCCAGATGAAGATCCAGAAAAGTTTGCTGAAAATGTTGTTCCAGTTGCAGGATTAAATCCAATCGTTAGTGGGTCAACATTTGCTATTACCTTAATACTCCAAGAAGGTCCCGCATCATAACCTGATAAACCTAATATTCTTGTTACAAAAAGTTGGTTAGATTGTTGTAAATATGATTTTGCGATATATGCCGCTTCATATTTTGGGATTTGTGTGTTTATAAATTTTGTAGGTTCAGTCCCCCCAAAATATGCTTGAAACTCATCGTAGTTTGTGATAAAAATAGGTTCGAATGCGGGACCTTTAATTGTTTCCCCCACTAAACCTAATGTAGTTACACCTACACTTTGAGCTACAAATGATAAGTCAGTTTCAGACGTATATACTCCAGGCGATACGTATACCTTTTGATTTACTTGTGTTGCTTGAAAAAACATAG